CGGGTATTTCTGCTTCATTTACTAGTTGGACTAACGATACTCCATATGATTCAATTGAAGAAATGTATTATTATGATGCTATATCATTAGGCGCAGGTACATTTGATGATAATAAAATACGTTTAGAAGACAATGAATTAATAGGTAATTTAGACGTTAAAACAAGAGTAGAGCGTAGTCAATTTGATAAAGCTCCATTAGACAGTAAAAAACTAGGAGTATATTTTTCTCCTCAAACAATGATTGACGAAGATATCATTGCACAATTAGGATTTACTAGTTTAGACGATTTAATTGGAGATCCAAGTGATACTGATAAAAAAGTATATCCAGATTTAATACAACGTGCTACAGAATATTGGAAAAAATATGCAGATAAAAATGATATTAATGCGTATATTAATATGTTTACATTATTTGATTTATCATTTTTTAAACAATTAGATCAATTGATACCTGCACGAACTGATAACTTAACGGGGCTATTGATACAGCCTAATGTATTAGAACGTAGTAGAGATTCAATATTACCAACAATAGAAAGATTCACAGAAAATTATTCTGCAAGTTTACAAGATATGGCTCCTACTGCATCAGCAGATTCATTACAATTTACTGGTAGTGTTGCTAATAAAATTGTAACATTAACTGGAGAAGATGATGATCAAATACAAGCGTATTTAACTGCGTCTGTTGTAAAAAAATATGGAGGTACTACATATTCATATGATTATTTAATTAGATCTGGAAGCACATATATAACTGCATCTAGTCCTTTTTGGAGAAGTGAAGGAGTATTACCAGTAATTATTTCTTCAAGTTTATCTGAATTTAAACAGATTACAATTGTTCAATCTTCTACATATGGAGGTTATTCATATGGCGCTGGAGGATATGTAACAAGTGGATCGTTACAATTGGCTCAAATACAAGATTATTTACCAACTGGTATCAACAATCAAAAATATGCCGGTTCAAAACTTACTAGTGCAGATTTTAATATTGCTTCTACACAAACAGTAGATGGGGGAGCTCCCGTAGAAGTTCGTAAAGCTAATCCAAATCAATTAATATATCAACAACAAACAAATGATGCTGGGAGTTTTAGATTAACTTAACATCAAAAATAACATTAGTAATATTTATATAAAATTAAGGTAAAACAATATGGGATATTTAAATAATTCAACAGTAACCGTCGACGCAATATTAACTCTAAAAGGACGTGAGTTATTAGCAAAAGGAAGTGATGCGTTTAACGTTACTCAATTTGCAGTTGGTGATGATGAAGTAGACTATTCATTATGGAATCCAGATCATCCATTAGGTACGAATTTTTATGGCACTATTATAGAAAATATGCCTATAACAGAAGCAATACCAGATGAAACGCAAGCATTAAAATATAAACTTGTTACACTTCCTAAACAAACAACTAATATGCCTGTTGTTTCAGTTGGAAATACTTCTATTACATTAACTGGTGGAGAAAGTGCTATTATATCTCCTAATACTACTAATATTAAAGGCGGTAATTCAAATTTAGGATATACATTTATATTAGGCGATTCTACCATTGCTAATTTAAATGTACAAAGGGCACTTCAAAATTCAGCACTTCCAACTACTCCTAGATTTATCGGAGATAATGAAGACGCACAGACTGTTGCAGTTACTGGATTTAGTGTACGTGTTGTAGCAAAAGATTTATTACAAACTGATAAAACAACAACTATAACTATTATTGGAAATGAAACCGGTGGTAGTGTAACTGTTAATTTAACTGTTAATAAAATTACTGCATCGCAAGCATTATCGGCGTCGTAAAAAAAGATGAATATGAAAACAATTAAACAATTAAAACAACAACAACGTTTAGGTATAGTTCCACCAAGACGAAATAGAAGTCAAGCCCCTGCGGCAAGTTCTCCCAGAGAAGTAGCACAAGATGCTGCTGCTCCTGTTTCTTCGGCAGCAGACGCTAATGAATTAAGCGCACGAATAGAAAAATTGGCCCAAGCCAGAGCGCAAGAAATTATTGCAGAACAACAACAAGCACAAATACTTGCAAGAAATGGTAGAACATTTACAAAATTTGATGCAGTTAATGATATTGTAGACAATCAAACAGAAACTGTAACAGCAGGTTTATGGAGTGGAAATGTAGCGAGTTTAACTACTTACTTTACAAGTTCAACTCAAACAACATCACAACGTAGATATTATGCTGATGTGTTTAATGGAGATCCTAGTTCTACTGATTCAGAATGTCAATTTTCAGTAGCATTCGGCCATGCATTAGGAAGTGGGTCTGATTCTCAGGGTCAATTAAATGATTCTCCGTCTAAAGCAATTTACAGTCAATATCGACAATTATTATTGAATCCAACTGATACAAGATTTACTACAGCAGGATCTGGAAGTACGGATTATATATATGTTATTAATTTTAAACGTAACAGATTAAAAGAACGTTTAGATGCCGGTAATTTTGAATTACCTTTGACTTCTATGTCTGCTTCTTTAGATGCTAATGCAACAGGTAGTAACGTTGCTGTTACAGGAAGTGGACCTGTATTTACATTAATCGATGATTCTTCATTAGGTAGTGAGACAGTTGGAGATTCGGGGCGTATATATAATATTGTTTCTGGGTCTATCAATGGTGGAGTACATAATTCAACTAATCCTATATATTATGGATTAGCATATCCTGATTATGGTACTTTAGTATTAGACGGAAAAATGTTAGACCAACAACTTAATTTTCAAACAAATACTGGATCTAGTTCTGAAGGTAATAATCATTTCCGTTTATTTCATTCAATATCAGGTTCAGCCGGCTTTACTAATCCAGAAACGTCTGATGCATATGGATTCTTGGCACGTAATTCAGAAAAAATTACTAGCACACATTATTTTGTAAGAATTAAAAATGCAGAATATAACTTTTCGAATAATCCTTCTTATACAACGGGAAGTGTTGGTGAATTAACGCAGACTACTTTTGTAGGTGATCCAAAAGCTTATATAACAACAGTTGGACTATATAATGATTCACAAGAATTATTAGCAGTTGCTAAATTATCAAAACCATTATTAAAATCATTTCAGCGAGAAGCATTGATTCGAGTTAAATTAGATTTTTAATTAAACCATAAGATTTAAGCCCCGATATATTTATTATAAATGTCTAGGGGCTTTTTACTATCATGGCACAATTAAAAAAACAAAACGAAGAAAATCCATATAAAGAAGCATATCCAACCGTTTTTAAAAAAATTGATCAATCGGATATAAAAGTTAATCCGTTTCAAGCAAATAAAACGTTTGTATTTCTTTCTGGTAGTGCTACAAGTAGTGCATTACCTTTACAAGGTATATATTCTGACGTTGATAATTTACCAGCATTAGGATCAGAATTAATATTCAATGACGATTCTAATATAGACGGTAGTTTGCAAAGTGTTACTTATTTTTCAATTAATCATTTATATTATAAACGAAAAGAACAACCAGCAAATACATTCGGCCCAACAGATTCAAATCGTACGAAAAAATTCTTATATGAGACAGCGTCCGTTTTTTCTATACCACAAGACAAAATAGGAGAAGGAATAAAGCCAGCATCTTTTACATTTACTAGTAGTGTTTCTGGATCTTATCACTCTGATAGATATGGTAATATTTTAAATTCAGATATCGATCCTTCATTTATTATTAGTGATGTTAAATTTTCTGAAGGGTTTAACGAGTATTTTGACGTTAATAGAATTGATTACCAAACAATAGGAACAGGAATAACATATGTCGACGGAATTCCAACATCTAACG